TTTTTTTTTTGATTATTTTTTTGATTATACCGGTATTTCATATTTACTAAATATGTCCTTAAATACACTAATTTTAGCCTCGACTTCTTTTGAAAAACGAGTAAATGTGTTCTTTCTAATTCCATCACATGCGTTTGTGAGGGCTATGTGAGTGATATTTAGATTGAGTTTATTAATCAAAATCCAAATAGCACCAACGATTTTAGAACTACCGATTGAGTTCCATGAAATACGCAGCTCATTACTTCTTGCTACGAGTTTTTCCACAAATTCATAATAGCGTATTGAGGTTTCAGTTGCGTCTCCGTATTCATCAAATTTATACAGATCAAGTGAGATTAAATAACGCTTAGTGAAGTCATTAGTCGGCTCGATATGAATCGGAATCGTAATCTTACCTGAATTATGAAGGTCTCGAAGAATAGTATCGCCTCGGGAAATACCATTTGACACCAACTGCATAAAGTCCGCAATGTCTTTCTTCTTACGGCTGCATTCTTTGTCAATGCATTCATAATACAATAAGGCACCCAGAATCTCGTCTTTGATGCTGCTTCGTCTAACGAATTTCTTCATACCGCAAATTTCTCCGTTTTCATCGAATATTTGAACTGCGGTTTTCTGAATATCATTATATCGTGCAGCGGTGGATTCTAAAATTGCAGTGGGAAACTTAGGGCCCAAATATTGCTCATTAAGTCGAGTTAATTGATCCACGATTTGTTTCTTTTGAGATTTTGAATTATCTTGATTGCTCATTACTGTGGTTTTTTTACCGCCATATTGACCACCATATGATGTTTTTAGAACACCAGTAGATTCCTCTGAGCAATCACGAATATCACCAATAACCTCTTTTGTTGCATGGCAAGTGGGGCATTCAAGTCCAGAATTTGTTTTATTCATAGGAATATTGCAGCTTGAGCAATATTGGAATTTCTCTTCGTCTTCTTGAGTTTCTTTAACATGCTGCCAATTATACTCAGTGGCGCCAAAAACTTCTTTTTCAATTGTTTGAAAACCCATCTCACTAGATTGTATCATGGCAGCTTTGATCTTTTCAAGATCCGACATCTCGGAGCGAGAAATATGTTCTGTTATAGTTCGATCTGCCATTTGTACTTATTTGCGTATATTATATATATGTTTAATTGGAAATTCGGGATTGTAAACAAATAGGTAAATAAATTCAATTTGTGATAGTGTTGACTTAATCAGCAAAGAAATTGTCTTCCGTAGTCAGTGCGCCATTTTTGCCAAAATATTTACTTGTTGAGTAATCAAAAGGCACAAACGGGGCTCCTTTTGAAGGATAAAAGCCTTTAGGCGTGGGCGTTGAATCTACGTGTTCACCTAAATCCGCCTTTATTCTCTTCATAGCGATTTCATATGCCCCTGAAGTATTTGCATCTCCATGCGTATTAATTGTAGGAAAGAATACATTATTTATTGCCTTTTCAGGATCGGATTTTAGGTGCTCTTCTACCAGTCTGATCATTTCCATTGTTGATTCATAATAAGCATAATATGTAGATGCTATCTTCTTATTTTTCGCGGTGTGTGCAAATGCAAGAAATTGCAAAAGTAAGTATTGAATGTTGCATATGGGCACCATAATGCCGTCAATCAAAATTTCATTCATGCTAACAAGTTTACCGGCGCTCGAATAAATATCTACATGTACAAAATCTCCCAAGTCAGATTCTCCAGCGGCAATTCCACTAATATGTTTGGGCATAATATTAATATAAGCCAGATAAAACTCTACTTTACTTAAGTTAAGTGATTTAATTGACGCCGCTAAATCATAATGCATAAATACTAAATTGTCTTCAACTGATCCAAAGGTTAGCATATTATCCACGATGCTTATTTCGCAGGGCAAAATGCTAGATGGCTGCTTACCAATTAATTCAACAAATGCCTTACGCAACGCCGCATATGCTCCAAACGAAGTAAGTAGCATTTGACCACATGCCTCTTTATAGTTGTTTATTTTTACGGGTTTCAACGTTATTACATCCGAATGTTCGGGCGTAGGATAATATTTGTGCATTAAGTTAAACCTGCTTATATACTTGCGCCACTTCTCAAATATTACTTCATTTGGCGGGTTATCAAATGGATGCGATAAACAATAGTGAAAATCTATTTTTTGAAAAATGGGGTCAATGATCTTCATTCCCTCGTATTCGCGAGTTGGTAATGTCTTGAATACTTCTGGCGGCACATATGAAATATCAGCAAGAAAGTGATTATCTGCAATGTCTACACGCATAGTAATAACATACATTGCGGGAATTGCTCTTGCTGACGTGTATCCGGCTTCATACAATATAGTTGCTAACTCGTACGCATCACGCACACTATCCGGCGAATAAAAGTCTAAATCCGGTATGTCTAACATTTCATCAGGATAGATACTATCCCCATGTAAGCGCAAAGCATAATCCACAGCCGTGCCTCCATAAATTATTAATTGTTTATCTGCTATAAATTTTTTAATGATAGAAACCGCATCAAGTGCAGGCTTATATTGCGGATCATATTCCGATGATATTTTTTCATACACTTTATCTTTTTCTTCGACTTTGCTCATAGAATTTTTGATATTTTCAAATGTATTTTTATCCGACTTTCCCCCTTCTACTTGAACATTACTATTGTTATTTGCTCCACCATTTACTCCATCAATAAATGGCATTATGTTGATTAGGGCATTAATGATTGGAACTTGATCATCAAAGCCCAAAGTACTTTCTAGCTCTTCCAAGCCACCTTCTGTGGAAACTATAAATGAAGATAAATCGCACATATAGTAATAGAGGATATATATTTGAGTATAATATGTAATTTTGTTTTGTTAAATATATTGTTAGTATATCGAGTGTTGTATATTGTGTTTTTATTGTGATTTTATTGTGATTTTTTATCATAATGGAACATATTGAAGAGTTAAATGCAGTTGAAAATGCACCTGTATTTTCATTTATCGGTATGCAAAAATACGGCATATGTGTGAAAGTATGCGATGGTGACACAATTTGGATTAAAATAAATTTGGGCTCCCCGTGGGGTATCAACAAGATAAAGTGTAGATTATGGCGATGTGATACTTCCGAAATTAGATTAGGGAGTGCTACCAGTGCAATTTCCAAAAAACTTGGTGTTAGAGCACATGAATTTCTTTCAAAGTGTATATTAGATAAACCAATATTAGTCGAGTTTAAACATTTTGACTTATATGGTCGACCTTTGGTTGTTGTTTTCTTGGTAAATAATAACTATCAACCACATGCAATTCTTAATAATTTGCTAATAAAAAATGGACACGCAATTTATTGGGATGATAGTACAGATAAAAAATCTAATCGAGATAAAATAATAATTCCAAGAGCTATTCAGAAGGGCCTACTTGATTTGGAAGAAATTTGTGATGAAGTAATTGCCATATATCGGGAAGAGAATATATCGGTTAGTAAATGTATTGTTAGCATGGTAGATACTGCTTTAAATACGCCTGAAGGTGAATCTGAGTAGGCTAAATCATGCACATAATTTCCATTAATTGAATTAAAAAATTGAATATGATATATTAATAACTATCAATTGTGTTGCAAAATGCCGCCTAAGAAGAAATCGTCTGAAAACGCTCCGCAAGAAGCCGCTGCGGCAACTGCAGCCAGCAATATTATCGATTTCATCGACTGTGACGATGATCAAGGAGAAGCAACCCCAGTTGCTGTATCTAAAAAAGCACCGGCTAAAAAAGCTGCGACAACTGCAACTCCTTCGAAAGCTGCAACAAGTGCAACTCCGCCACCGCAACCTAAATTGGCTCCCGATGCCGACTCTGACGAAGCCGAAAAACTTATTCGAACCATGCGTTTAGATGATAGTGCACCTGCTGTCGAGGAACCGGTTTCTGGAGGCGCACAGAAATTGCATTGCGTGGGCTTTATTCACTGCGTTGGTTTGCGTGCAGAAGAAATTCCCATCAAAGTATTTGCCACAAACAACGTGGGAAATGATCGTAAAACATGGGAAGAAGGTCAGCCACAAAATCTAAAGACGCATGCAGCCATTTATTGCCATGGTGGCGATGCTGATACTATTGTTTCTGCGTGGCATAAGCTAAATTCAACAAAGTCAATTGAAAAATCGCGTGGATGGTATAAAGTTAGCAAGAAGGCCGTGGACACTTTTATTGAAAAACTTACGCAAAATGCGAAGTATGAATCCGTAAGTGAGGCTAAAGCAAAGTTCGTTGAAAATAAGAAAAAATAAATTTCAACTTTATTTGTTTGGGTAATTGGGTAATTGAGTGATCGGCCTTTATATTAAAATTTATTTTTTCACCCACGCAACTAAATCCGAATATGTTTTATTGCCGGAATATAAAGACATACTACCATCCGGCATTTGTTTTACAACAGTTGGTATGGTTTTAATACCCGGTGCTTTAACTTTATCATGATCAACTTGCAAAAACACATAGTTAGAAAACTCGGTATTTTCCTTTGCACCTGCTGATTTTCGTAATTTTATCCATGCCGGCTTAATCATAATACAGAATTTGCACCAATCGGCATAGTGTAATTGTACTATGATTTTATTTTTGATGCTAGGGTCTAATTTTTCTTGCATTTTTCTTAAATCTGCATAATATTCATTCAAATTACTAGGCGCGGCTTCGGATTCGTCTCCCCCAACAACTGCATCAAACACGCCTCTAATTGTATTGTCAAACATTTCATCCACGGATTCTTCTATTGTAGTTGCGAGTACTTTTGTTTTATCGGGTATACGTTCGCTTTTAACACCCCTTCTCTTGTTTAGGTAAGAAAGTAATACATAGACTACAATTGCCAATAATAGTATAAATAGTATAATTATATTAATATCAATCATATGATATGGGCTAGATAATATGTTAATTTGATCAGAAGAATAGCCTTTTTAACAAGTATATAATTTATATAACTGAAAACAAAAATTGAAAAACGTATATTAATCATTATCAAGGTAACAAATTTCCACCAAGTAACGAATTTCCACTATGGCGACCACCACTGAAGCAGCCGCAACCACGGTTAAAGAAGTCGTTCTTAATGAAAAGGTCGAGGAACTGGACCGTGCCCTTCGTACTATGACCCTAAAAGACATCAATGAGGATTATAGCAACTGGTCTGTTGAAAAGGCCAGCAAAAAGGACGTGGCTCTTCTTCATGGTTCTGCCACTATGTCATTGGTCAAGAGTGAAACTGACAAGACTAAAGTTGAAAGTGTGCTATCCACTCTTGGAAAGAAGCCTCTTAATTATGATATTCACTTGGAAACTATGTCTGACGGTACTATTACTTGGCTTAACATCAAGGGAGAAACAGTGACTACTGAACAAGTGCAGCCGGCTATTCTTAAGCATCTTAATTCTATTAAGAATGGTTTTTCTCTTACTATTAACAAGAAAAGCAGCGGGACTTCTTCTGCAGCCAATGGGACAATTGGCGCGGACACTATTAAGTTCATTTATTCCGGAGATCACACTCGTTATTCTGAGCCTGATAATAAGACTCAGCTTCTGGCAACCAAAGTTGGTGAATATATGAATTGCCATGTTTATAATCCAGACACTGGTAAATACATCTTTATGGGAAAACTGAAACTGGTGCACGTTATGAAAATTGAGGTGCCGCACAATTCATCTATTGTAACTCAGTATTTGTTCTATTTTGCTTAAAAACTTTATTATGCTCTAACAAGAGCAAAAATTTTTTTGTGTTTTTGCGGCTTTACACGTACATATAATATGCTTAAAGCGCACCATAAGTTGGCACCATATTCGAGGCATTAAGAATAAATGTGCGCAGCTGATCATAATCCGCTCGGCCTTGATATTTAACAGTTTTACCATGCTGCATCTTTAAGATTGTGGGATATCCATCAATACCAGGAGTCGGCTTTGCCTGTTCATCGTTTTCAATCATTAAAATACCTGAAAATTCAGGGCCGCTTAAATCGCGCTTTACCTGTTCCCATATCGGCTTCATTTGTTTGCAGTATCCGCACCAGTCAGTGTAGTGCAAACCTACTACAATTGCATTCTTTCCATGTTCAGACTCAGTAAATGTCTTATAATATGAATTTACCGGCCCGTGGACAATATTAGTATTTGCTCCAAAAGATTCTAACATTTTATTATTAGACCTATTAAGAGCACGAACAGTTTTATTGCGCCAGATACCATTTGGATACACTCGAGGATAAAATGTAAACAAAAGGTATAAAACAATAATAATAAGCACAATAATTACCGCAGTGGGCAACTTTTTAAGTTTTTCAGCAAGCGAACCCATAACAAACTATGTATATAATAAGAACGATATTTTGTAAATATATTATTATATATTATTATTTAAAAAATTGAACCTAGATATTTAAATCTACAAAGATCTTTAAACCTACAAAGATATATATTTATACACAAGAAAAATTACAATCATGTTCATGGCTGATTTTCGAGCCATAATTAAAAAAGGAAATCTAGAAACTATTAAAAAAACTATTATTGAAAATAATATTTCTTCTGAAATTTTACTTAATAGTGGTGCATTAATAATAGCAGCGGAATGTGGACACCTAGATATATTGAAATTTCTTCATACTCTTCTAGGCGCTAATAACAATACATGGATTACAGAAGCAATTTTTGATGCAGTTAAAAATAATCATATAAAAACGTTTAAATATCTATTACCATTTTTAACAGTTGTCTCAGCAGATCCATCTGCACTGAAAATAGCATATGGATTATTTATGTTTTATTCCAGAGAGAAAAATCATTTTGACCTTTTTAAATTTATTATTAACAATTTAGATGTTGATATAATGTATGACAATAATTTATTGTTAAAATATGCTATTGGAGACAATCAAGTAGAGATAGTTGAATTATTGTTAGATATTCCTAAAGTAAGAGATTCGTTTGATTTTAGTTATTTAATGGTTTATAAACCAAAGCATAAAGAAGTAATGGCTATGTTACTATATTGCGAACCCGGCTTTAAAAAGGCAATTGTTGATGTAGAATCATTTTCATTAATCCACAAAAACTTATTGTCCGAATTGAGACCTGTTGCGTATAAAATTACAGTTTCACTTGTTGAATTACCAACGCCTATTATAATAGAGATTATTGAACAATCAATGGATTTTGCAATTTATATACCATATCACATCAAATGGAATATGGTGGTGGCAATTAAGCACTGCAAACTTAACAAAAAAATTCAAGAAGATGTTGTGGATGATGCTACTTCAGCAATGAAAACATTAAAACATTAAAACAATAAACCTTCATTTAAAACCCAGTCTCGCAATGGGCCATAGTCTGTGTATCCCTTGTATTCCAAAACCTGACCATTTCGGCGGGTCTTAGTAATTTTAGGAAAGCCTCCTACTAAATTAAGAGGATTCGTAACGTCAATTATTTTTCGCTCAAAACGAATGCTTGCGTTGGAAGCAGTGCCATCGTTCATCATTTCTTTTGCAATATGTTCAAACAACATAGTAAGCTGGTGTTGTTCACATCCGGGCTTATAGTGAAGTGTAATCACGAAGGCAGGTGGCATTTCGTTAGGATCGATTACAGAATTTAAATCAAGCGCATATTTAGTACCCGGTCGCACTGGCAACGTGTTGTTGGTGTGGGCTGCCCACTGATTATTTGCAAGAATTCGTTTCTCATTATTATCAACTAAGTTTTTAACTTCACAATGCGTTAATACTGTTGCTTCCGGGTCGAGCGCGGACATTAAATCGGCATCTTTACGATTCGGGACAATAACTACTCGATGTTTGACAGGCGGTTCACCTCTCACTAATCTTATAGCTACGAGAATAATTAGTGCGATAATTATACCCTGCACAAGAGTTACTTTCATAGTGTTATGTGTGGATTATAATTTAACAAAAGATATATTTTTTTCTTGAAATATATCTTTTGTTAGTAACTGACTACAACAACAAGTGAATGAGTTCGAGCGTTTTATTAATTGTGCTATTAATTTTGGCACTTGCCGCTGCAGGTTATTTACATAAAAAGCCTAAGGTTGTAGAGATTGTGCCAAATAAAGCAGCTGCACCGGCTGTAACTCGATATGCATCCAGAAATGTAATTCCTGTAGCAGACACTCCAGTCTATTCAAATGAAGTAGATGCGAGTCTTATTATTGAAGAGCCAACAAACAAACTTCCAGTTGCCGGCAGCTGCTTGTCTTCGTGGGTTGAACTCGATGAAAATGGCAAAAAAGTATCGGGGCCTCATACCCCTTATTTGACCATGCCAGATGGCAGCCAAATTTGTGCTCTTAACGGCGCATATGTTGATTCGCCCCTAAATAAATTAAATGTTAACTTTCAATACGTAGAAACCCCAGCAGATGAGGAATATTGCCAAACTAACTGGTATCACTATAATGAAAATCTAGAAGTTATTGATGGCCCTTATGAACGCACCGCAATTGATGCATTTGGTGACAAGTGGTGCCCAACAAATGATGTACTGCTTACGGCCGTTCCCGGTGTTACTTTTGATTATGCTTAAATAAAGCCGTCCAACATGCAAGCGTGCTGTACTTTTGCTTTATATAGCTGAGTTTTTCTGTCCATTTTCATATCCAGTTGATTATATAAAATATACTTGGGCTTGGTCGTGGACGTAATTTGATATTTTTTGTCTTCTGCCAAGCGAAGTTCATTAATGGTAAATATCTCGGGTGTTTTGATTGGAATACCGTGCTTAGTTATATACACATTGAGTGTTGGATCATATGTAGCAAGATTTGACTTAAACCCGTCGTATATGCATAATTTGATTTTCATAACACCATCTAGAAAAGTTTCTTCAGGTAAGTTCATCAATGTTTTGTTAGCAGTAAAAACATGTAAACCGCCAGTTATCATAGAATCAATTAATTCATCGCGAATTGTGATCAATGACATTATTGCTTTAAAGTTAATATTTCGGTTATCACACCAAGTGCGCAGCAGATCAATATATTTATTTGGCTCATTTGATAATATCTTACCAATTGCCGAGTATATAACAATACCCATAATAAAATCATCAGAAAGCAGTAATTTTATTTTGTATATAAGATCGCCGTGAATAGAACCATCGATGCCGCCTACAAAATAATAAGGAAGTCCATCTCTATAAACAGCAAGATGATCCATTTGTTTATCTTTGGAAACATTAATATCAACATCCAACATTAACCAGGCACCTATTGTAATCAAATCTAGTGTAGAACAATCCCACGCATAGGAACTTAGAATCATTCTAATAATTTCAGGCTGAATGCGCCCGAAAGAAGTTGCAGCAAGCGCCCCTAATTTGGTTAAGTTATATTTAGGAACTTCAGCAGTTTTATCTCGAATAATTTCGGCCCTATCTAAATAATTCGTGTTATCAAGAGGAGTATATTCAAAATCACTTAAGGGTGAAATAAAACCCAACTCATACAATTTTTCAATAGAATCGGCGAGAGAATCTAGTGGAGGCATGTCTAACATGTCAATGCGCGAAATATCAAGAGGGCCCTGATGTCCTTGGAATTTATCTACTCTTACTTGCTCATGAAGCAACGAAAGAATAATTGAGGACATATCGTTGGTTTCCATACTGCTGAGTTGAATATCATCTAGTTTCTCCCAAACGTATTTAGGATACAACGGCACAAATACACCGGGTGATTTACGATTAGCACGTCCCATTCGCTGACGAATCATTGCTTTAGTCGCCGCTTTTGTTAATAATGTTTGTGATCTGAAATTAGGGTTATATTCCGGAGTGCGATTAAAACCGCTGTCAATAACATATTTTAGAGTATCTATTGTTACACCGGTTTCTGCAACATTGGTTGACAATATTACTCGTCGAGATGGCTTTAATCTTTGCTTTTCGATTTTTACTTCGAGAGATTCATATGCTGCAAATACAGCAATATATTCCGGCTTATTTTCGCTTACTGTTTCACTTAATATAGTGAGAGGTAGAAATACGGGCTTACCTTTTAAATATAGTTCTTTGTTAACAGCATCAAGCTTTTCTCGCAAATTAGTAATTTCTGCTACACCGGGTAGAAATATTAATATATCAGCATTATCCGGCGTATCTTTTTCATTGTTTACATGAATTTTTTTAACAAAGTCCGCGGCGGTTGCGATATAATCTGCGGTGGATTTTTCGAGCCACCATTCCTCAGCAAGCGGATAAGTAAAACCAGTTACTTGAATTAAATTTGGCTGAGCATTATCGTCACTATATACGTCAAAATATTTCAAGAATTTGTTAACCTCGAATGTGGCCGATGTAAGAATAACAAATGGCAGGTTGGGATTGGTTGCATTTCGACGCAGGAAGTTACGCAGGGAAAATAACAACATAGCCTGTTCAAGACTCGATTCATGAACTTCGTCAACAATAATAAACTTATATTTGAGCATAAGTTGATCATCGGTAAGAGTTTTCAGTTGCATTGCAAGAACGCCAATTGTCATATAAGTGAGCCCATATTTTGTGGCATGCTTTGTAGGTCCTGTTTGCCATCCTATTGTTTCTCCAAGCTTCAAAGAGGGATAATAATTTGACGCTACTAAATCTCTTACAATGCTAACCGCATTCAGTACACGGGGTTGTGCGCATGCTATTCCACCACCGCCTTTCTTAAAAAATACTTCAAAAAGACGTGCTGGAAATGCGGTGCTTTTTCCGCTACCCGTGTCGCTTTTTAATACCAGAACACGGTTCGCAATTGAGTTACTGTTCATATTTGTTTTGAACCATTCCATAATATGTTCAAGTGGAACTTTTTTGTCTAGACTTTTTTGTAGTTCAATATTAGCATCGTTGGATAATAATGAGCCTTTTTTCAACAAAGTGGGTGGCATTTGAAGCTATAGATACTTTGCTTTGTAGTTATATTATACCGCATTAACAATTTCTTAAATAAAAAACAATCATGTTGTGATGGTACAAAAAATACGTTTTTGTGTTTTTGCATTAATGTCTGACGCAATTAATGATTTAATTCATAATTGTAGCTCAAAATGTCATCTGTTGAATTTGAGCGAATGAATTTACCTGTTGGCGGCTCTTTGCACTGATGACGTGATTTATTTGCATATTTTCTGGCAAGGGATTGACGCTTCGCACCTACGCGACGAAGATTATTTGCTTGCTGCACAATCTGCTGAGTAAATGTGGTCATTTCTTCAAATGTTGGAGGAACTTGCGGTGTATCTACATTGGGAGTTGTTTCTTCGGTTCCAAATAGAACCTTGGCAACGATTAAATTTGCAGCTTTCTTAACTTTTAAGTCTTCTTCATCTGATGCACCCATCATCACTTGTTCAACGGAAGGAGCAGCAATTGCAGGCTCGGCTAAAGGAATTGAAGGTAATGGGAGTGCTTGCGGTTCAGGAGAAGCTAATGAAGTTGGCGACGGTTCAGATGTAGGAACCGATGGCAAAGTAAGCACAGCCTGTTTCACTCGAAGAGAATTATTAATAGCGGATGCATCAAATGTATCTACAATTCTTAACGTGGAAGTCTCGTTTTCACGCTGAAGTTTCTCATTTACCTCTTTTGCAATTTCATCGTTCTTCTTTTTGCGATTCTTTTCAAGTTCCGCTAACTTGTCTTTGAACAGCGGAATTGATTCCATCCAAGCCTTCTGTACATTAACATCAATTCCAGTTGTATCAACTGATCCTCGTGCTGAAATCTTTTCTTGAATTTTTATATCATCGCATAC